CTCCCACATTCGACACTCTCTTCATGACTTCGGCTTTGGCCCGAGTCATCTCATCACCTCTGCGTTCCTGTTTTCTGCGACACCCGAAGGTGTTAAGTTCTGGGGTAAGCAGTCTGCCGATTGGGAACGTTTTTGCGAAGAATTTCAAGTAAAACTTTAAATCACATTATTATGTCACAGATTCATATTGTCATCCGCCGGGTTAATCCGGCTCTCAAAATTGACCTCGTTCAGATCGGCCGTTTCAATGACGGTCAATTCGATCCGCTTCCTTTTGACGCTATTGCGGATACTCCTATGGCGCGCTTCTTCGAGAGTTCGGACATCAGTGATATGCTCTATATCAACCATTCGGAGATAGTCAATCTTATTGCCGCCTGTGAGGACTTTTCCGGTTTCGGAATCGAGTTTTTCGACAGTACGATCGTTCTTATGTTTAACTTTAATCTCAACTGCGATGAAGGCGCGACGGAAAAAGAAGGGAAAAGGAACTAAGGTTGTAACCCGTCCGCTTGGTGGGAGAGTCCTTTGACACGGTGAACCTGTGGGAGACTCTTCTCCTGCAGGTTCTCCTGTTATTATGTATCCTTCGAGCCGTTAAGAGCGCGGCGAGTAAGTGTTTCCGGAGCCGATGATATCGCGGACGCGAGATCGAGGCCCGAAACAGCGCAGCCCGCTTAGGCTCGCGTTGTGTAATGTGTTTTTTTAGCTATGGATTATTTCGATTACAGGCCTAGATTTTCGCCGATAGTTAATTCTGTCCCCTATCGTTTTTCTATTGGCGCATATCGCGGCAAAAGGCGCGTTATTATTGCTTGGTTTTCCGATGAGGAACCCGCACGCGACTATCTTGTTCGCTGTCGCCGTGATCATCCCCATGTTAAATTTGATTGTCTTCAAAGTCTACTGTAATGCCTTGTTCGTCGCCCATATGGATACGCAACCGTCGTTATTTTGACAAGAAGAACCCGTGTCGCAATGGCTCTGATGTCGCTAAGTCCGCACTGGCTCTCCGCCCTTGGGATATCGCCCGCCAGTGGCTTATGGTCCCCTGCGGAAAATGTGATGACTGCCTGCGTCGTCTGCGTAATGACTGGTTTGTTCGTCTCGAGCGTGAGCTTGCTCGTTGTAAAGCTGAGTCTCGGCAGGCTATTTTCATTACAATAACTATATCACCGAAGTATTATGATGAAGCATTGCGAGATCCTTCTAAGTTTATCCGACGATGGAATGAGCGAATTCGTCATAAAGTCGGTCATTCCTTTAAACATGCGTTTTTCCAGGAGTTTGGCACCCATCCAGAGACAGGTTCGGCGCCACGCCTTCACTTTCACGGCTTTCTCTTTGGAACCGATTGTATGTATAATGAAATTCGATCAGCTGTCCGTGACCTTGGCTTCGTTTGGCTCGCGAAAGGCACGCATAAGCGTGCGAGATACGTTGTCAAATACGTTACAAAGCAAATTCAATTTAACCCTACAGAAATATCTGATCAAAATGTCGTTTTAGATGGAAAAGTTACACCTTTATCTTGCCTCCTCCAGCATCGCCGTTATACGCGAAAATTCGTATCTGCTGGCGTTGGTGATTTTCTTGGTTACATGCCTCGTCCTTCTGTTCGTGTTTCGTCGTGGTCTTATTACGATCCTAAGAGGAGTATCGATTATAATTACTCGATCCCTCGATATTATCTTAGATATCTTAAACCGGAGGACGAGGTCGTACGTTCGGTTACCGCTGCTGATGCTTATTCACGTTTTAGCAAGTCTCCTCTGGTTAAGCGTATTGTGTCTTTGTGTGTTGAACGGTTCAACCTCAATTCCTCCGTATCCCGTAGAGCGTCTTATACGTGGGAACAAAAGCAAGTAATGCGTTTTTCTGCGTCTTCTCGTAAGATGCCTGATCTTGATCCTCCAACGTGGTTAGACCTGGATATTCTTCAGTTTTGGAGAGACCATTATAAACTTCAACTAAACATTTAATTTATGGGCAAACAACCTTTTATCTCACACGCTGTAAATGGTTACTCTCGGTACGATGTTCCTGAGAGTAAGGCTTTTACGTGCACACCGGGTATCTTGTATCCGGTGCGAATCGATTTTATCAATGCTCGGGATCGTGTTTCTATTGAACAAGGCATTGATGTGCGTAGTAATCCTCTCGCTGTTCCGACGTTTAATCCCTATACAGTTCGACTTCACCGTTTTTGGGTGCCACTTCAGCTGTATCACCCTGAGATGCGGACAAATAGCAGTAAGTTCGATATGAACGATTTAAGCTTGAATTTTGTCGCCGCTTCGTCAACCAGTTCTTATCCGTTCACCACTAACAATTATCCTTACTCAAATTCATTGCTCCGCTGGTTGCGTATTATTCCAGCTTCTATTCCATCGACGACTTCTAGCAACGTCCCTATGTCAGCCAACCTTTCGACCGCTCAATTGGGATACCCTCTAGGTTGGTGCACCGCTGATTCTTATCTTGCTTATTGGGATATCGTTCGTAATTATTACGGATATTCTCAGTGGGGTCTCTATTCTTTTGCTTGGCCCTGTAGTTGGTACTTTATCCCCAATAGTACTGGTACCGCGTACAATGTTCCTCAGTTCAGCGAAAATCAGACGTTCTTCTCGCAAAGATTTGGCAATCTCGAATTCCTAGATGCTTATTTTGAGAGTCAATTCTATCCTTCGGCTATACCGTCGTCAAACAATACGTATAATAGAGGAAATCTTTTTTCTCAAATATTACTCTCAGATCTCGGCGCTACGATTACCGCTTCTAAGGATGGTTATCCCGTTTCTACCATTTATCCCGGAAGCACCTCGCTGACCGCCGGAGGTCCAGCGAATCAGTTTGCTACCGGAGCTGGTACTACAGCCGTCACTGCGCTTGGAGCATTCCTTGTGGCCCATCCGATGGCTGTTATACCTTCGAATCCTGACCGTTATAGTCGCTTGCTTCCCGTCGGTAGTTCTGAAGGTGTTTCCATGACCGGTGTTTCAACTATACCGCAGTTGGCTATCGCTTCGCGTCTCCAGGAGTACAAGGACTTACTTGGTGCTGGCGGTTCCCGTTATAGCGATTGGTTGGAAACCTTTTTTGCGTCAAAGATTGAGCATGTTGATAGACCTAAGTTGCTTTTTAGTGCTTCACAGACCGTTAACGTGCAGATCGTTATGAACCAAGCTGGTCAAAATAATTTCTCCGGCCCGAGCGTTAATGGCCCTCTTGGTCAGCAAGGTGGTACTATCGCCTTCAACGAGCGTCTTGGTCGTCGCCAGTCTTATTATTTTCGCGAGCCTGGCTATATGATCGATATGCTGAGTATTCGTCCTGTCTACTATTGGGCAGGTATCTACCCTGACTACCTCCATTACACCGGCCCTGACTATTTCAATCCGATTTATAATGATATTGGATATCAGGACGTTCCTGGATTCCAGTTTGGTTTCGGAACCACGACTACTGCGGAAACTGTAGCTTACGAACCTTGCTTTAACGAGTTTCGATCTTCTTACGATGAGGTTCTTGGCCAGCTGTCTCGATTCCAGGGTGCCGCTGACTCTCTGCCTATCTATGCTTATTGGGTTCAGCAGCGCGTTTTGTCTGCGAGCTATAATCAGTATTACTCCCTTCTGTTTGTAGATATGAATCAGGTAAATTCGCCGTTCGCTTCCAAGAAGGAGGATAATTTCTTTATCAACCTTTCGTATTCTGTTCAGAAGAAGAATCTGGTTAATAAAACGTTTGCAACCCGTTTGTCTAATCGCTAATATATTGATCCTATGGCACTTGATTGGTTACTTGAGGACGCCCCCGCTTATGTCTCCCGCGGTCAACGCATTCTCTCTGTTCTTAACGGTTCTGGTTCTGTTGATATTCTTCCTGGTCGTCCAGATGTGACGGCAGAGCCTTCTGATTTTGATAAGGGTGAGCGTTACAATCCCGATATCGACTTCGACCCTAATTCGTTCTCTCGTATGGACAAGTTTGACGGTCTTGAAGTCGGACAGGAACTTATTGATTCTCAGCTAGATAAGGCTAAGACCTCCTCGAAGCCCTCTAATTCTGAAGAAAAATAGTACATCCTTTACTTGACGATATATGCTACGTGCGCGGACCCCTTCTGAAAGAGTTCGTGAATTTCTGAAGGTTATTGGTAACGACTGCAGGAGAGGCCGCGCATTTTTCTATCGTTCTTTATTTTTTTTGAACTATGTCAGATACTAAGACTCCTTTCTACAAATCGAAAGCTTTCTGGACGCTTGTTTCTTCCATTGTCGCTGCTTTGGCTGCCTTCTTCTTGTCGTCATGTTCTGCTCAGGCTAGGATGCAGCGTAGTGGCGTTCATATTGACACTGTTCGCGTTGATTACATTATTCGTTCTAATAATTTAACTCGTATATAGTATGGCTGCTCCTGGTGCTGCTCTGTCTTTTGGTCAAGCTCTTGGCCAGTCTGCTGCAAATACTGGTACTACAGGTCTAATCACTGGCGCCATTGGTCAGCTTTTTGGCGGCATGAACGCTCGCCGTCAGTGGAGATTTCAGCAAAAACAAATGGCTCTTCAGCAGAAGTATGCTTTAGAGCAAATGCAAAAACAGTCTGAGCTTTCCTATGCTAATTGGCAGAAGCAGTTTGATTATGAAAACTCCTATAACGATCCTTCGAAGGTTTTCGATCGTTATCTAAAGGCTGGCGTGACACCTGCTGCTGTTTTAGGATCTTCCGGCGTTGGCGTAAATGCTACCATGTCAGGTGGCTCTGCACCCATGCCCTCTGCTTCCGGACCTTCGGGCGGATCTCCTATTTCTCCTGGTGGTTTTGCTCCTGCTGATCCCACCTCTATTGCTCAAAATATGATTGCTCAGTCTACGGTTGATCGTAATACCGCTGCTGCTGACCGAGATAATGCAGAGGCTGCTAATCTTCGAGGTAACACCCATACGCAGGAGTGGCGTGAACGGATGGATAAATTTGAGCTGCAGATTGCTGAGCATCATGTCAAAGATGCTCGTGAGCTCGCCAACCTTCGTGAGGCACAAGCTCAAATTGTCGCTATTGACGCCTATCTATCTAACATCACTCAAGGTTATAAGATGTCTTCCATCATGGCTATGGCTGGCATTCTGGAAGAAAAGTATCAGAATCTTCGTAAAACCAATGATTGGTTTGAACCTGAAGCTGGTGCCGCCCTTGCGGTTGCTTGGTCCTCGGCTATATCCAACGTTTCTGCTGCTGCTGAGTCCGAGTCTCGGACGAAGCTTAATTACCAGGAACTCAAGGATTTGCAGAATTGGTTTGAGCTCAACTGGGAGAAGGAAGTGCCCGTTCAGATTCGCAACGATAAAGGTGAAGTCGTTGAGACTAAGATGATGAAGGTTGCTGAAACTACGTCTATCCTAAAGACCGCTGCCGCTGAAGCTGCTCAGCTTGAAGTAGGTAATACTCGTTGGGATTTGCGTAATTCTAGGCTTCGTCTTGCTCACGACGTCGTTCGCTCCTTTGCTGCCGCTGCAGGCGTTGCTGGCGCTGCGTACGCTAGTCGTAAGGCCGCAGGTCCTACCGGTCCCGAAGGCTATGAGGAGATTAAAGAAATTTATAGCCCGTATGGCGATAAGAACGGCAGTATTTATACTCGTCGTAGCTATTCTGGGAAAGAATGAACAATTTCCCCGACCTTTTGAACTTTGTTACTCACCCTTTTTGCCGTATATTTGTATCGTAAACCAATAACCATACTATCATGAAAAAGTCTAGCAAAAGTGTCAGAACTAACGAGCTGTTGATTGACGTTTTGGCGTACGCATTCACCGAGTGGCTTGTCCGTCGAGGAATATTTGCTGCCTTTAAGGCGAATTACGAGCATGCTTTCGCGCCTTACAAAGGCTTTAATGACCGCCTGCGCTCCCACATTCGACACTCTCTTCATGACTTCGGCTTTGGCCCGAGTCATCTCATCACCTCTGCGTTCCTGTTTTCTGCGACACCCGAAGGTGTTAAGTTCTGGGGTAAGCAGTCTGCCGAT